CGTTGGATGTCGCTTGTTGACGACCAGATATATTCCAACTTCGTCAATCTACAAGTCATCTCTGTTTCTATCGCTATTGTTGCCGACAACGCTATCTCTGCCATCTATCTCAACTCCTTACGCCAAAAGCGACATTACCAACGGAATCGCTAAACTTTTTCAAATATGATTCTGCTAATGTTGTTAGATTTGTAACAGCTTCCTTTGAGCTTGCAAACGTGGACTCTACCGACTCGCCAGAGGCTTCTGAAACCCTTAATTGATTCACTTGCTCTTGCGAACCTGCGGATAAGGCTATCTGTTCAGCCTTGTAGCTACACGCTTGGTATAAAATGTGATTGTAAATTGTCTCAAGGTAAGTGTCTTTTATGGTTGACATTGTTTGGAGGATAGAATACTCAATGTCATAAGTCGTGAATGATGTGCCAGATATCGCTCCACTTGTGGTAGGATCAATATAAAAGCTCTGCTCTATCTCATCTGTGTATGATGGCAACTGAATTGAGCCAAGTCTTAGTTTATTGCCATCGCCTTCATCTTCTAGTGACCATGATATAGCATGTAATGAGTCGCTATCTCTCACGCCATAGACATCGAGACAATCATCGGGAAGATCAACAGGGTTCGTATCACTGTCATACTCGTTATCAGCATCAATACGTTTTTCAGGCTTCTTTCGGCTGAACTCTATCAACGCCGAGTCAATAAATGTGCTTAGGGTTGCATCTGCAAAGCTGGCAAGCAAAGCTGATTTTGTCTTAATATATGTTGTAAATGATGATTTGGTATAGCTGGACATTGTTAAACATCCTTAAAGGGTGGGACGCAACGGGGAGGCTGTTGCGCCCCTGTTTGGCTATCATGGGTGATCGGGATAGCCAAAACTTATATTATGCCGCTACGACAGCCGCTCCGGGTGTCAAAGGTTCCCATACGACCTTAAAAACGACAGTTCCATCAGTAAGATTTGCCGCACCGATGGTTAAGAATATATCCTGTCCATCGCCTAATACAAATTCCAGAGCCGCATCTGATTCAGCATCGAATACCGTTGTCGGGGTTGCATCATACCAGAGTTCACCGGTAGCAAGAGCCGTGGCATCAGCTATCTGTGCGATGATAGCTGCGGTAGCTGTTGCGTATCCACATTCCAATGTTGCCGCACCGACAAGCGTGTCTGTGCATATCGCGGTGATTTTCGCTCTGACTGCACCTGTAACCGTAAACAGTGCGAAAGTTCCAATATCGCCAGTTCCCACACCTGCTGTAAATTCAGCAGTTTTGAATACTTCTCTAGGCAAAGCCCTTGCTAACAAGGCTCTGTTCATACCAACTAAAGTTGCTGTGTCGGTGGTCTCATCAGCCACATCAGTTAATGCCCCAACCGACCCTTCAACATCATCAACATTGCCATCAATGGTGTCAATAACCGCTTTTGCATCAACAAGGTCGGAATCGACATCAGCAACGGTCGCCTCTAATGCTAGAGCATCAACTTTAGTCTCAACGCCATCAACAACAGCATCCAAATCATCAATTAAGTCTTTAACTGACTTGGAGACACTAACGCCCAAAGCTTGGAAAATATCACCTTGCGGGTCCGCACCACCGTCAAACGCACCGAATAAATCAATGACTGAAAGATTTGCTCCTATTGCTGAACCAGTACCATTATTGATTGCCTCAGCTATTTGTCTGAGCAACTGCACAATCTTTGCGGTGTCTACCGTATCCGCCGCTGCATCAGTCAAAAGACCGATTTTAGCTGTAATAGCTTCAACACGTTCCACAAGCGATCCGTCCTCATTAGCAGCAACCAGTGTCGTGTCAATCTCATTATCTGCGTTATTCTCACCTTCCATCTGCGAGCTTGATACTTTCGCACCTATAAGGTCAGTATCACCATAAATGGCAAGCAGATCGTGTAATATCGTATTCATTTTCCTATCTCCTATATACGGCATGGCTGAAATTAATCAACCATGCTTATATTTAGTTTGTTTGCCAGTTTATAGACTTGTCAGATCGGTTATCCCGACAAGAATTGTCTCTGCATTGTTAGGATAGTCAATGGCATCAAATCCGTTCATGTCATAGTCCTGATAAGTATATGTCGCTGTCAGTTTGGGACCATTCATTATCATGGGTGTATGTATGCCTAACTGCGCCCCACCAATGGATGTGCCTTTCTTGCCAACAACAAGCCACCCAGAAGGCAGCCATCCGGCTCTATCGATCGGAAGCCCATCATAAGTGTTGACGTTGCCAAGAGCATCCTTAACACTTCCGGGTTGTGCCTTGGAAGCGTCAAATTGCGGGCCTTTCGATATTAAATCCTCAACAGTTATATCAGTAATTGCGAAATCTGGCTCATAACCACGGGTACGGATTGTCGCCTTTGCCTGCCCGACCTTCTGTTGTAGATTCACTAGCCATGTATATAGATTTTCAGTGCTTCCACCACCGGTAACAGACCAGAACTTGGCATTGGTGGTATAGCTATACACTGCTCGCATATCATAGCTGGATTTCAGAGTAACACCAGCCGCCGTCAATGTGATTGAGCCATCGGCGGCATTGATGGTGTAGTGTGTGCCGTATGTGAAGGCATCATCATTACTATTAGTGACAATTATCTGTTGATATGTAGGAGTGCCAACTGCTGTTCCGAACAGATTGACTAGCTTTGCATCTGTCGGGTTCGCGCTTGTGGTATCCCTGTAAACCTCATAGAGTATCCAGCCCTGATTTGCCGACTGATATTCGTTTGTTGACCCAACTTGAGTGAGTGTCTCAACAGATGTTACCTCATCTTTAGAATATGCCTGCGCTCTTGCGATTATCCATTCCCAAATGTACTGATCCATTATCTGGGCCATCTGCTTGCTTATAGACGCTACGCAAAGAGCGATAGGATCGATAATACTATTCTTTGCTGTTGCGATTGCTTTTGCAGATATTCTAGTATTAAAGCCCTTCTCTGTGGCAACCATAGGATATGGAGTCAATGTCGAGCCTACTGTTGACAGTTGACCATCTTCTGTCGGCTGTAACAAAGCGACATTTGTATGGATACCATTACCCCCTATCGCCGGTAGCAAAGACTCAATCAAAATGTCTTCTCTAAGAGCCTTCATGGAAAAGACATTACAATATCGAGTTGCGGTCAGCCTCTTCAATGCCGCCGGTATGATCGCCGCATTGATTGATCTTATTGAAGCCCCGATGTCCGACTGAGTGAAGTTCTCACCCGATTCATTCATAAGCTCTTTATAATGCTCTTTATAGTAGCTATCCATCACCTCATTGATAACACCATTAAAGCGATGCTCATTCGGGAGCTTGTAATGTTCTTTGTCGGGATCAAGAGCCTGATCAATAGCTTCCTCAAGCTTACCGATTCTCTCGCCATTGGGTAACTCTGCACGAATAACCTCAACAGTCTGTATACCATTGCCCTGTGGATTGCCGTAGCCCTTACTTTCAAGCCTTGTCCTTGCTACAAACGGCATTAGTTCGTCATAATGCTCATTGAGCATAGTAACCACACCAGCTTTGAAGTCATCGGGCTTGGCTGTGTCAACCTTGCCGTAAAGTGAAGGAATATCCTTTGTAACCATGCCGATAATATGCTTTTTATCATCAGCAGTAAAAGCCTTATATTTCTCATCCTTCAAGGCTTCATTAATAACGCCCTCACCTGTCTCAACCATCAATGCAATAGCCTCTTTGCGTTTACCTGTTTCAATAAACTCATTCACCTCATCAAGCTTTTTCTGCATCTCATTGAGAGCTTCAACGGACTTGCCGGGTTTTTCCTCTTTCTTTTCCTCATCCAGCTTCTTTTCTTCCACCTTCTGTTCGTCTTTCTTTTCCTCTGGTTTCACGATGTTTTTGATTTCATCAAGGATTGATGTTTTGATTCCTTCCAACTTCTGATCCACTTCTTCCTCTGTAAGTACTTTCTTGTCTGGCATTTCTGCTTCCTCCGTAATAGCTCTGAATTCCATATCAGGCTGTTTGACTGACTCTCTACCCGCTAGTAAAATGTCAAATCCATCAATTTTTAAACTATCTACAATTTCTGTAACTTCGTTTTGCTCATTTTTAACCAAATGAGAACCACCTGAACCTCTATGACTATACCGAAACCTAATTGGTATTTTCATACTTGCAAGTGCTACTATATCTCTTCCATCGGCTGTATCAGCGATTTCAATATCAGCAAGTGATACCGCATTCTTTATCGGATCATAGGATACCTCTGATAACCCACCAACAATGCGGTCAAGCCCTGATGTGTTTATCTCTTTGCCATTCTTGTCAATTTCTTTTATATGTCCCCTGTAAATTGGCGATGCCCCATTTGTCTTGATCCTATCGCTCAAATCCTGAATCGCCTCTGTTATAATCTTCTTTGAATACCACCGTTTGTTTTTGTTTTTGACCTCTGCATAGTTTGGAAGCGTTGTTGACCCCTTGTATCTAGTAATTCCTGTTATCGGATCGGTAACTTCCTCAAGCAACAAAGTGCCTTCTATCTCCTCATTGAGTATTTTTGGCGCACTTGACTTTCCTACATCTTCATCCTTGAGTTCCTCATTCTCATTCTTGATCTTCACGACAGCTTCAACAGTAACAGCCTTGACGTTTGAGAACACAACATCACCATCAGCATTGATTGACCAATCAGCTTTATAGTATTGCGCCTCCTCTTTAGTTGATTTATCAATGATAATTGAATCTGCAAATGTCGCCTCGATGGATAGACTCCATTCATTTTCTACCGCACCGAATAGCGTTGATTTCCGTATCGCATCACGGATTTTGCTCATTTTATCTTCATAGCTATCGGGAACTTTCGCATACATCTCGTCTTTCTTTTCCTCTGGCATATCATCACCTTCTGCTTTTGAGTCCTGCCAGACACCAAAAGAAAACCCCCTGTCACAGAGGAAACTCTCGGTGTCTGACAGGGGGTTTTAT